GAAAAACGCCTACCACCACGCTAAAAACGTGATGGTTCGACCAGAAACCACTCATAAAAACCGGTTTAATATATTGTTCTGCCTCCGATTGCCAACCCAACCGGTCGGACTTGAGAAGCAGAACTCAATGTCCTGCGGTTACCTTTATGGTCGTTAAACGACCGGTTTACTGGGGTTTTTCAGAGCAAAGTGGAACCATAAAGGCAAAACCACTTTTCAGAAAAGGCTCTTTAACGGATGCGAACGGTGCCTAATGCACAAGCTCTTTTACGAATGCGAACGACCACACAATGTAAAGCGGGATAACCGTTTACACTGGCGCTAAAATACAGTCGTTGTGGTTTCGACTGAAGCACTTTGGGTTGATGGGAAAATGTAAATTGGTGGTACACCTATAAAGGTGCACAACCTTGCATCATCGGCTGCAGCATAAGAGATAACCACTCTCTTAGTGCGCCCGCTAGTATTCCTAACGGTTAATTGTGGGGAGGCATAAGTTCCCCTTTGCGTCCCTTTCATCGTAGATGCGCCCGGTGTGAAATTCCGGGTAGCATCAGAATCTGGGAAACTAGATCTAATAGACACCCTAGCCAAACGTGAGTAAGTAGGGCACTCATAATGTCCAGCGCCCAAATTGGTGTAGGCAAAGTTGCCAGGCACCAAACTACTGTGCGTGTATGCGGAAGCCCCATTAAGCGCAGTATTCTTTTCATTACTATCTGAAGGATCGTAAGAAATAAGGGCAGATACATTGAAATCGTCGCCGTCCCTATAAACATGGTACGAAGTCGATCCGTTGAAGTAAGCGTAACACATTGAGACCAAAGCGGCTCTACTGGTAGCAAAGTACCTAGAAAGCACAGCCATTGGCACAGTATTAGGGAATCTAGGATAGTAAGAAAACAAAGGCAATGATGTCTTTACGTTCTGCGCGTTCGGCTGATCGTAATTTGTGTAATTAGGCATCATGATTAGTTGCTTCACGGACAAAATACGCTCACCAGACGTATACTGGTCAACGTCAGGCCTTGAATTAGCACCGACACCTGATTGGATAAACGCAAAACTGGAATTACCAGTAAGAGCCGCCAAACCAGGTACTGCGGGAAAAGCAAATTCAAAATCATCCTTTGCACAAACTTCCACCAAAAACTGTATATTAGTGGACGATTCACCGTTGGCTATCAATGGATCTAAAACTGTCATGGTCAAACCACCGGTACTACCATTAACTCCTGTATACAAGAAGGGCGAGATGTAATCCACATCAAACTCAATGATATTGCTATCACGCAAATCAAAAGTCTTGCAATAGGAAAATGGTTGAGGACCAGCAGCAGTAACTTCCATAGCCGGTACAACGGCATCACCAACAACGGTAGATGGTCGCTCTACAGGCCCTGGAACGAAACCTATAATAACCCTGCCAGCATGAAACTTAGTCTTGGCGAAGTGGAATCTAAACTTAAGCCCGCCACGCCACTGCCTAAACATTTGAGCAAAATAGCATAGAATGCTAGGTTGTATAGCGTTGGTAGTAAGCGAGGAGGTAGCGGGAAACGGAAGATTACCTGTTGGCCTTGCAACAAGGTTACTCCTGTACCAAAAATAAAAAGGACTAATCTGAGTGGCGTAAAGCCTAGTGCCAACCGGATCAGAAGTATTCATTTCACCCACTGCAATCTGGGAATACTTACTCAGAATGTGGGAAAATGCCATCTCATCTGTCTCGGTACCAGGGAATGTTGAATCCACCCTAAGCTTATTAGTTGCAAAAGCACCTAAACTAAAGGCTGGGTTGGGCATATCAACATTTATATCCCCAACGTAATCAGATTTGTACATGCGGTGCGGCTCAACCTCAACTCTAGGCTTAGAATATCCTAAAGCAGATGCCGCCTTGGACATGGAGGCCAGGGCCCAAGCAGCAGTGCCACCAATAGCCCGAAGGGGAGGTATACGTCCGACCGCGGATGCTAAATTAGCGGCGGAACCCATTACGTTACTAAGAACACCACCTTTGCGAAGTTCAACTTCGGACATAGGTGGTCCGCGGGTAGAAACGGTAGAAGAACGTACGTCACCAGACTGAGCGACAATAAGGGTCTCAGTATAGGGCCTAGACCCTATGAGTTCCAAATCCTCAAGATGGAGATACACCTTACCAGTAGGAGCACCCGCACTAGCCAACACGGGTGTAGGCAGAATCTGATTTATGGCAATAACACCATAATTGAATACCGGAGCCTGGGTGGACAAATCAAGATAGTCGAGATCAGCAAACCATGGTATCTCAAGAGACACCATGGTGTGCTCAGCCAAGTCTAACTTGACATGTGGCAACTGTGTGCACAAAGCATTGCTGTTGGACCTACAAAATTGATCCACATCTACAGTTTGCCCATCACGCTGGAAAGATAAAGCCAAAACACCCTGGTGAAAAGGGCTGCTCGCGATGGTGGTGGAAAATTTCATAGTAAATCTCACACCTTGCACACCCGACAACCTGATGGCTCCGTTAGGGAACCAAGTGGTGAACAGCAAACCTACGTTCACATTCGCCTGAAACAAACTAGAGCGCACTGCACCCATAGTGTAATTCGCAATCAAGCGTGGACGGCGAAAATACTCCTTGAGATCTTGCACGTCCGTGTCACCACGAAGGAAGCTTACCGTTGGGGCCGTCTCTTGAGTTTCGGCACAGACGGTCGCTTCATCAATGAAGGACATAACACCTGTATGTACAGGCTCGCCATTAATGGCTAAACTGGTTATAGAGTCACAGTTCTCTGTCATTGCTGGTTCATTGTTAGTGTGTCTATATACGAGATGCTGGCAACACAACCTGGCATCAAGTGTGGCAAATCTCTCTGGCTCAGCCTGAGTAGTAAGGGACAATGCCCAAGGGTGAGGCTTTCCTGACAACTAACCATACACCGTTGCCACGGTATTTATGAATGGTAAGCCCGTATATACGCCTAATACCAAACGTCGGCGCGGGTCGCAATCCAAGCACGAGCAGTCTCCCTATTGTAAAAGGGAAGTTTAAAGTCGTTCTCGGTGGCCCAAGCCTCGATTGGTGGAAAGTATGTTTCCCACACACTCTCCTCATGCAAGCACATCTCACCAAGACAGTGCGTCATGTTCTCATACAGATCGCCACGTTGGTCACGTGAGTTCTTATACCAGTAGGGGGTATAGAGAAAGCTCTCTTTGACCAAGGGTGCACTCCAAGCGGAGCCTCCTATAGGCTGGCGGGAAAAGGAGCGCTTAAGGAAAGTGATGTCCTCAATGGACTCATATTTGATGAGCTCGGCTTCCTTCTTATCAGAAGTATAAACAAGCCCGAAAAGCTCATCCATCTTCTGCGCCACAGTGGTCTGATTAAAGACTTCGGCCACTGTGTCTGAAAGGGCAACGATATTGTCATCTCCAAAAGTGCATATGTAGACATAGTTCCACATGTCACGCACATCTCTATTTGGCAGAGAATGCACATAGCATGCGGTGAGGGTAATGAGGGAGTACAAAGAGTTGACAGGTGTCGTCAAAGGGTGTCCACTCGGTAGCGACTTATTCCACTGCACGAT